CAATTTCCTAAAGCTGCAAAGAATCCTAATAGTAGATTAAGACAAGCTAGAAGAAGGTGGAAGTGCTAATGAATACTAAAGAGTTTTCAACTGGTGTTATGATAGTTTTATTTGCAGGTGCTATAGGATGGTCTATATCAACTTTAATTGAGGTTGATAAAAGAACAGCTATCATGGCAGAAAAAGTATCTGAAAACCATAAAATGATAACACCTTTGTGGGAAGATTTTATTAGGAGAAAGAAAGATGGTTATGTCGAGGGGCTCGATGAGCAAACAAATAAAAAACTCAGTCTCAAATGGAAATAAAAAAAGACCAAAAAGAAAACGAAAAACAAAAAATATTCAGAGGAAGTCCTGTTAAGTACTGTCTGAATTGTAAAAAGAAAAGATGGACTTGTACTTGTTATAAGGTCAGTGGATTAGAGGAGATAAGAAGTGCCAAAAGACGCATGTTATCGCAAAGTAAAAGCAAGATTTAAAGTTTTTCCAAGTGCTTATGCTGGAGGAGCCATCGCAAAATGCCGTAAGGTAGGTGCCGCTAACTATGGTAATAAGACCAAGAAAAAAGCAGATGGTGGAGTAATTACTGCTAAAAACGGTAAAGCTTTTACAAAAAGAAAATCAAATAAGAAAAATGTCGCAAGAGGTTGTGGTCAAGTCTTAAATGAAAGACGTAAAGTCACAAAGTATAGATAATGGCAGTAAGAAAGACAAAAGCAGGTCTAGCTTTAAAAAGATGGTTTAAAGAAGATTGGAAAGATGTAAAGACAGGCAAGGCTTGTGGTCGTAAAAAAGGTGAAAAGAGAAGCACACCTTATTGCCGTCCAAGTAAAAGAGTTTCTTCTAAAACTCCGAAAACGTCTTCGGAGATGACTTCTGCTGAAAAACGTAGTAGAATAAATCAGAAGAATAAGTTGGGTCAGCCTTCGGGTAAGCCTAGAAGAGTAGCATCACTAAAGAGAAGGAAAAAATAATGGAAACGGATTTTTCAAAAAGATTAAAGAAAAAAAAGACAGATAAATCAGATTTTTCAACAGACAAAAAAAAGAAAGACTTATCAGATTTTGCGGGTAAGAATAAAATAAAAACAAACACTTCAAAAATGAAAAACACTTTTTCTAGTGATGCAGGAGTAAAGCCAAGAGCTTCTAGTGGAAAAACAACTTTTTCTGCTGACACTAATATTGCAAAAATATCTAGTAAAACAAAAGACAAATCAGATTTTGCTGGGTCTAATAAGACTAAGCCTAAAACAAAAACAAACAAGCCTAGAATTGTTTCTGCAAAAGAATTAAAAGCATCTGGTTTGTCTTTACGAGACTTCTTAAATAAAGAAAGAGGCTTAACAAGAAAAGACGGGAAGAAAGTTGTAAAGAAAGTTGTAAAAAAATCTTCTGCTCCTAAAGCCCCACCACCAGCCCCGAATAGAGGTAAAAATAAAATAGTGCCTTCATTAAAGAAATCTAGTGTAGGTATCGATGGTGGTTCTTCTCAAGTCAACAGAGCTAAGAAAAAGATTGTGAAGAAGAATCCAATGTCTACAAAAACACCTAAGACATATAAAGGTACAAACATAACTCCGACCAAGTTACAAAGACAAAGAATGCGTAAGAGAGCAATGGGGTCTACATAATAAATGGCAACATCAAATTCAAGAGATTTCGACTTAGATGTCGGTGAAATAATAGAAGAGGCTTATGAGCGTTGTGGCTTGGAGATGCGTACTGGCTACGATGCAAAGACTGCTAGACGTTCTTTGAATCTTATGTTTGCTGATTGGGCAAACAGAGGATTGAATATGTGGACAGTCACACAAGCTACTACAGCTATTACTTCTGGAACGGCAACTTATTCTTTCGATGCTACTTATGTCGATCTCTTGGAGGTTGTTTTAAGAAATAGTAGTGGTACAGATTTTACATTAACTCAAATGAGTAGAAGTGAATATCTAACCATTCCTAACAAAGCCAGTAGTGGACAACCAAGTCAATACTTTTTTGATAGGCAAACTATTCCTACAATAACTTTATGGTCTACTCCAGATGCTTCTTACACATTAGTTTATTATTATGTAAGCCGTATTCAAGATGCAGATAGTTTAGTTAACAATGCAGACACTCCTTTTAGATTTCTTCCTTGTATGGTAGCAGGTCTTGCATATTACTTATCTATGAAGAGAGCACCAGAAAGAGTTCAACTATTAAAATCTGTTTATGAAGAAGAATTTCAAAGAGCAGCAGCCGAGGATGCTAATAGTACTCCTTTAAAATTAACACCTAGCATGTCCTACTATAGCTATTAAAATGACAAATATAATAGAAACAAAATTTGGAACATTAGTCAGCCCAAGCAAGATAGCTTCTGGTAGTGCTTCTACTATCAAGAAGTCTGGAGCGTTCTATAATTTTTCTATTAGAGTTGATAATGATGATATTCGTGAGTACTCGTTTACAGATTTATCAAGAGCCGAATATATGAGAAGGGTTATGATTGGTCATTTAGAAGAAAAAATTAAGATGAGTTTTAAGAAAAATGGCTAGGTACGCAACAGGAAAAAAAGCATGGGGTTTTTCAGATCGTTCTGGATTTCGTTATCGTTTGCGAGAAATGAAAACCGAATGGAATGGTTTGAAGGTTGGTCCTGATGAATATGAAGCTAAACACCCACAGTTAAAGCCTAATCATCCAGGCCCAGATCCGACAGCCTTGTATCAACCACGACCACATCAAGATATAGAAACAACTATTTTTGCAGTTTACACAAGCACTGGTGACGGAATCATAGGAAAAAAGTTGACAAGTTATGAGGCTACGGCTAATGTTGGAACAGTTACAGTGAGTACATCATGAGTTTTACATTAACAACATTAAAGCAATCCATTCAAGATTGGACACAAAATAGTGAGACAACTTTTGTGAATGAATTAGATTTCATTATAATAAACGCAGAAGAAAGAATCTTTAAAAGTGTTGATTTAGACTATTTTAGAAAAAATGTAACTGGTTCAATGAGTAGTGGTAATCAGTTTCTACAAAAGCCTTCAGACTATTTAGCCTCATTTTCCTTATCGTTTGTAAATGCAAGCAGTGAAAATGTATTTCTTTTACAAAAAGACGTAAATTTTATACAAGAATATAACCCTAATCCATCAACTACTGGATCACCTAAATATTATGCTTCTTATGATGTAGACAATTATATTGTAGCTCCTACTCCAGATTCAAATTACACCGTAGAACTACACTACTTTTACAGACCTGCATCAATAACAACTGATGACAGTGGAACAACATGGATAAGTGAAAATGCTCCTGATGCTTTGTTATATGCTTGCTTAGTTGAAGCTTACACCTTTATGAAGGGTGAAGCAGATATGTTAGCTTTATACACACAAAGATACGGAGAAGCCATAAGCAGACTTAAAGTTTATGGTGAAGGTCAAGAAAATAGCGATGCTTATAGAGATGGATTACCTAGAGTCAAAAGGCAGTAAAGGTACCAAAGTGAAAGATAAAAGTGTAGCAATCGTTGGGCTAGGTAATAGCTTTTCAGAATACGTTTTAGCAAAAATTAGAAGTGAACATTTTGATGAAGTCTGGGCAATAAACTCAATGTCTGGTGTTATATATCATGACAAGTGTTTTATGATGGATCCACCTTCTCGTTTCTTGGATCAAAAGTTTGCAGGCAAGCAAACAAACATTATGAAAGAAAGGTTAGAAAAAAAACTCAACATACCTATATTTTCGTGTGTCTTAGATGAGAGATGTCCAGATGTTGTTGAGTATCCATTGCAAGAAGTTCTTGAAAAAACTAAATATGCATACTTAAATAATACTGTTGCCTACAGTATTGCTTATGCCGTAGCACAAGAAGTATCGGATATTCATTTATATGGCATTGATTTTACTCATAAGAATGTAGCTTTCGCTGAAGCAGGAAGAGCTTGTTGTGAGTTTTGGTTAGCTATAGCTACTGCCAAAGGGATAAAAATTCATGTGGCACACAACTCTTCTTTGCTAGATACTAATGTTCCAGATGAAGAAAAATTGTATGGCTATCATAGACTAGATGATCCCATTGTTTCAACAGTCACACAAGGTAGTATGTTGATTACAAGAAAATCTAAACTAGAACCGCCAAACCCAATAGAAGAAACACCTAACATAGTTGGCAGAAAAGATATACCAGGAGTAACTTATGAGGAGTAAAAATGTTTGAATTAGGTATAAGCACTGTAGGAAGTGTTAATGTTATGACTTCAGATAAAGGAGGTTTAACAAATGAACAAGTTGCTGATCTAGCCGTTGATAAAATAGTTAGTATTTCTGATCAAGCTCCAGCACATATTAGGCAACAAGCAAATCAATTCAGAGAACATTTAAAGAATGTTCTGTATCATTACCTGCTCTTGGCAAGAAAAGAAGAGCGTGGTAGTATAATTCAAGTTCTAGAATCAAGTGGTCATAAAGAAATGGCTGAATATATAAGGAGATTATAAGATGGCAATAGCCCAAGCAATGTGCAATTCTTTTAAAAAAGAATTAATGTTAGGCACACACAATTTCGCAACAAACGGAAATGATTTTAAATTAGCACTTTACGCAGAAGGTGGTGGTGGTAAATCATCTACAACTGCTACTTTAGGTTTTGGTACAACTGCTTATACCACAACTGGAGAGGTTGCAAATAGTGGTAGTTATAGTGCTGGTGGTGGGGCTTTAACAAAAGTAGCTCCGTCTGTAGCTACTTCTACTTCTACGGCAACAGCTTTTGCAGATTTTGCAGATATAAGTTTTACAACTGCAACAATTACTGCTATGGGTGCATTAATATATAATGATACAAATAGTGATAAATCTGTATGTGTATTAGATTTTTCAAGTAATAAAACATCTACATCAGGTACATTTACTGTTCAGTTTCCAACTGCCGATGCTTCAAACGCTATAATTCGTATAGCTTAAAGTAAACCGTTATGGCTAACGGTTGGGGTCAAGGTACTTGGGGTGCAGTAGGTTGGGGAGGTATTGGTAATATCTCTTTTGCTGTTACTGGTGTCGCAGGAACTGGTCAAGTTGGAAATGAAGGTGTTGGTGGTACTTCTCTCGTTATTGAAACGGGTTTAGAAGCAACTGGATCTGTTGGCACTGTATCTGCCAGTAGTGTAAATATTACAGTTGTTACTGGTGTGGTAGGTACGAGTGCCGTTGGTAATGTGCTACCCAAAATACCTATAACTGCTGTAGTAACTGGAGTATCTGCAACAACTGGTTTTCTGACGGGTTGGGGTAATGATACTTGGGGAGCTGGAGTATGGGGTGGTGGAGTAGCCGCTATACCAGGCCAAGATGTTGTTCCTACTTCTGTTGTAGGAACAGGTTCTATTGGAACAGTTACTCTCACGGGTACGAGTACTTTTAGTGTCACTGGTAATGTTGGAACGTCTGCCGTAGGCAACGAGGTTGTAGTAGCTCAAATGCTACATGCTGTCACTGGATTGGCAGGAACTGGAGCCGTTGGTAATACAACAGAAGTGGGAACAAGCACTGTAGCTTTATCTACAAATGTAGGTACGGGTTCCATAGGTACTTCTTTACTAATTACATCTACTGGTGCACCAGTAACAAATGTTGTTGGAACAACGGCATTAGGTAGTGAATCGGTAACTGCTGATTCAAATCTATCAGTTACATTGGCTGGAATGGAAATGTCGGTAGGAACACTTGCCATAACTGGTGGATCTGTGGTATCTTTAACAGGACTTGAGGCTACAGGTGGAACTGGAGAAGAACAAGTTTATGGATTAATTACGCCAACACAATTGGCAAATTGGATTGAAAGGGCAGCATAATGGCAACATATGTTAACAACCTCAGACTAAAAGAAATAGGAACTGGGGATGAATCTGGTACATGGGGTGCTTCGACAAACACCAACTTAGAGCTATTAGGTGAAGCATTAGGTTTTGGTACAGAGGCTATAACGACAAATGCTGATACTCATACAACAACAGTAGCCGATGGATCAAGTGACGCAGGAAGAGCAGTATACATAATATATACTGGAACACTAGATTCAGCTTGTACAATCACTATTGGTCCAAACACAATGAAGAGAGTCCATATAATAAAAAATGGAACAAGTGGCTCACAAAATATACTTATTAGTCAGGGTTCTGGTGCGAATGTGACTATTCCTCCTGGAGATACTAAATGTGTTTCTTTAGACGGAGCAGGTTCTGGTGCGGCTGTGACAGACATATTTGCTTCATTAAGTGTTGTTGATTTAAAAGTTCAAGATGATTTAACATTAAGTTCTGATGGTGCAGTAGTATCATTTGGTGCTGATGCTGACACAACATTAACACATACAGATGGAACTGGTCTTACATTAAACAGTACAAATAAATTATGTTTTAATGATGCTACTCAATTTATACAAGGTGCAAGTGGTACAGTTTTAGGTATAGCGGCAACAGATACAATAGAATTAACTGCAACAAATACATCAGTTGTAGGTACAATGGGTGTTTCTGGCAAAATTACAGCCGATGCAGGAATAGATATTGATAACTTTAACATTGATGGCACAACCATAGCTTTATCTACTGGTGATATGACTATAGATGCAGAGGGAGACATTGTTCTTGATGCAAATGGTGCTGATGTTATATTTAAAGATGATGGCACTACGATTGCTACTTTATCCAATACTTCAAGTGATTTTGTTATTACAACTGGCGTACAAGACAAAGATTTTATTGTCAAAGGTGATGATGGTGGAGCTGCAATCACAGCATTAACAATTGATATGTCAACGGCTGGAGCAGCGACTTTTAATAATGATGTTACTGCCTTTTCTGATAAACGATTAAAAACAGATATAAAGCCAATAGCAAATAGCTTAGAAAAAGTTATGCAGATGCAAGGTGTTTATTACAAAAGAAATGATGTAGAAGACGCTAGAGAACAAGTTGGTGTTTTAGCACAAGATATGGAAGCTATCTTACCAGAAGTTGTTCTTACGGCAGATGATGAAATACAAACAAAATCAGTAGATTATGGCAAAATAACATCAGTTCTTATTGAAGCAATCAAAGAATTAAAAAATGAAATAGACGAACTTAAAAAGGGGTAGTAAATGGCAATTCCTTCATCTGGCTCATTAGCATTATCCGCCGTACAAACAGAATTTGGTGGTTCAAACCCAGTAAGCATGAGTGAATATTATTCTGGTGGTGATAATGTGCCATCTGGCATAAGTGGTAATAATGGCACAATACCTACATCTGGTGCTTTGCAAATGGACGATTTTAGAGGTTCAGAAAACACTGCATTTGTAGCTGCAACTGGTGGTTCAGTATCTACATCTGGTAACTTTAAGATACATAGATTTAATTCTTCAGCAACTTTTTCAGTTAGCGATGGTGGAAACTCTGCTGGATCTAATACTGTTGAATATCTAGTTGTCGCAGGTGGTGGCGGTGGCGGAGGTCAAATCGGTGGAGGTGGCGGAGGTGGTGGCTTTCGTACTGGAAACCTATCTGTATCTGCACAAGACTATAGTATAACTGTAGGAGGTGGTGGTTCAGGTGGAGTTGGTGGCTCTACTCCTGGAAATCCTGGAGCTCAAGGAGGAACTAGCACATTTTCTAATATATCATCTGCGGGTGGAGGCAGTGGTGCAGGGTTTAGTCAAGGCATACCTGCAAGTAACGGTGGAGCAGGTGGATCAGGTGGTGGAGGTGTAGCAACTAGTAATAATACAGCAAGTGGTGGAGCAGGTAACACACCAAGTACATCGCCAAGTCAAGGAAACAATGGTGGAGGTAGTAGTCCAAGAAGAGCAAGTGGTTCAGCACCAATTGCAGCTAGTGTTGGAGGCGGTGCAGGAGCGGCTGGAACAAACACAAATACTGCAAACGGAAACAATACTGGTGGTGCAGGTGCAGCAAGTAGTATATTAGGTTCATCTTTCACTTTCTCTGGAGGTGGAGGTGGAGGTGCAATAGGAGCAACTGCTAGTAGTGGTGGCTCTGGTGGTGGCGGTGGCGGTAGTGCCAGTGCAGGTGGTGGCTCTGGTGGTGTAGCTAACGGTTCAAGTGGTGGAAGTACGGTTGGAGGTGCAGGAGGTGCTAACACTGGAGGAGGTGGAGGCGGAGGTAAATCAGATCCTAGTCCAGCAGGAGGAGCTGGTGGCTCTGGTATGGTTGTTCTTAAATATCAATTTCAAGCGAGTTAAACTATGGCACATTTTGCAAAAATAGTAGATGGAATCGTAACAGAAGTTATTGTAGCTGAACAAGATTTTATAGATGAATGGAAGTCAGGCGAAACATGGGTTCAAACATCATACAATACACAACGTGGTATTCATTATCAATCAGATGAAATACGAGATGAACAGAATCGTAAAATCCCATCTACAGACCAAAGCAAGGCTTTGAGAGGAAACTTTGCGGGAATAGGTATGGTCTATGATAGTGTAAAAGACAAATTCTATTATTCACAACCTTATGCAAGTTGGACTTTAAATCAAACAACATGGGTTTGGGATGCTCCTTTGACTGATCCATCAAGTGGCACTAATATTTATTCATGGAATGAAGACGCATATCAAGCAGATAATTCTACTGGTTGGGAACTAATAGGGGATTAACCTTGCATCAACGCCCAATAATAACAAATGAAGATTTTATACAAACATGGCACATACCAGAAGGTATTTGTGATGGCATTTTAGAATATTTTGAAAAAAATGAAAAATTGCGTATGAACGGGGTTTGTATAGAGGAAGGTAAAGGAGGGGTAATAGAAAAAGATGCGAAAGAATCAACTGACATCTCCATTAGTCCAAGTAATATGAATCAACCTTTTATGGATTATCGTATAGAACTACAAAAATGTTTAAATGAATATATAAAGATATATCCACATATAAATCTCATGAATAAATTTGATGTAGTTGAAAGTTATAATATTCAACACTATCCAGTAGGTGGAGGATTCAAAGTAGAGCATTGTGAAAGAGACGGTACTTTTAGTAAAAATATTAAAAGATGCTTAGTATTTATGACATATTTAAATGATTTAGATGATGGTGGTACTAAATTTATTTACCAAAATAGAATAGTAAAAGCACAAAAAGGCAAGACTGTTATTTTTCCAGTTGATTGGACACATACTCATGTTAGTCAAATATCAAATACAAAAGAGAAAACTATAGTTACTGGTTGGTATAGTTATTTATGGGATTCGTAAAATGTTAGATGGTTCTTTAAATGCACTACACCCCTATTGGGTTTTTAAAAATGAATTAAATTCAGAGTATTGTGAAAAAATAATTAATTATGGAAAAAAGAAATGGGAAGTAGCTAAGGTAGGTAGCATTGGACTAGACCCCGAAAAATCTAAAATTAATAAAGATATAAGAATTACAAAAGTAGCTTGGTGCAATGAACAATGGCTTTTTGATATTGTTTGGCACTACGTTAATGTAGCTAATAAAAATTCTAATTGGAACTTTCAAATAGATGCATGTGAAGCTATGCAAATAACAAAATACGAAACAAAAGGTCATTACGACTTTCATCAAGATGGTAATGGTTTTACTAGATTTGAAGCACCAGACAACAAATTTATTAATGGTAAAACAAGAAAATTATCTATGACAATTGTATTAAATGAAAATTACGAAGGTGGTGAGTTTGAGTTTTTTGATGATAAAATAGAAATAAAAGAAAAAAAGGGAACTATTATAGTTTTCCCTTCATATTTAGTTCACAGAGTTAAGCCAGTAGTTAAAGGAACAAGATATTCTTTAGTTGTTTGGTTTTGTGGAGAACCATTTAAATAAGAAGTGCAAATGCCATTAACAAGTTTAAAATTTAGACCAGGAATAAACAGAGAAATAACTTCGTACTCTAACGAGGGTGGTTTTTTTGACTGTGAAAAAGTGAGATTTTATAGTCCCTTTCCAGAAAAAATAGGTGGTTGGGTTAAACAATCTAGTAACACTTATTTAGGGACAGCAAGAGCATTACATAATTGGATTGCAATAGATGGTTCTAATTATATGGGTGTTGGAACACAGTTGAAATACTATATAGAAGAAGGTGGTTCTTTTTCAGATATAACACCAATTCGTAAAACATCTACAAACTCTGTTACTTTTTCTGGTGCAAATGGTTCTTCTAGTGTGACTGTTACTGATAGTTCTCATGGTGCTGTTGTAGATGACTTTGTTACTTTTGCAGGTGCCGTTAGTTTAGGTGGTTTAATAACAGCAGAAGTTTTAAATCAAGAATATCAAATAGCCTCAATAACCAATGCTAATAGTTTTGTTATTGTAGCAAAAGACACTAGTGGTAATACTGTGACAGCTAATGGTTCTGACACTGGAAATGGTGGATCTGGTGGAGATGCTTCTTATCAAATTAATGTTGGGTTGGACACAGCAGTAGGTGGAAATGGTTGGGGAGCAGGTGGATTCAGTGGAGTAAACGCAGATCTGTCAACTTTTGGTTGGGGAGAAGCTGCTGACTCTGGAACAACATCAACTGTTCGTGTTTGGTCGCATGATAATTTTGGTGAAGACTTACTTATTAATCCAAGAGATGGTGGTATATTTTATTGGGATAAAACCAACGGCACTGGTTCACGAGCCGTGGCTCTCTCTTCTTTAGCTGGGGCTTCTGATACTCCAATAGTCGCTAAACAAGTAATGGTGTCTGACATTGACAGACATTTTATTGCATTTGGTGCTAATACTCTGGGAACCACGGTCCAAGATCCATTGTTAATACGTTTTGGTTCTCAAGAATCTTTAACTGATTTTACGCCTACCGCAACAAACACTGCTGGAGATTTAAGATTAAGTAGTGGATCTAAGTTTGTTCAAGCAGTAGAGACTAAACAACAAATACTAATTTTTACAGACAGAAGTTTGTTTTCTATGAGATTTATAGGTCCTCCATTTACTTTTGGACTACAAGAGCTTTCAAAGAATATTACTATAGCTAGTTCAAAGGCAGCAGTAGCCGTTGATGAAAGTGTTTTGTGGATGGGCAATGAAAATTTTTATGCTTATTCTGGTGGAGTAGCTCAACAAATACCATGTACTGTTCGTGATAAAATCTTTTTAGATTTTAATCAAACTCAAAAAGACAAAGTAGTTTCTGGTGTAAATTCTCAGTGGAGTGAGATCTGGTGGTTTTATCCATCTGCTGATAGTGAAGAAAATAATAAATATGTTATTTTTAATTATGCTAATAAATCATGGTACTATGGAACATTATCAAGAACAGCTTGGCATGATCGAGGAGTGAGACAATATCCTCTCGCAGCTGGTTCTCAATATTTATATGAACACGAGAATGGTAACGATGATGACGGTTCTCCTATGACTGCATCAGTTGAGTCAAGTCAGTTAGATATAGGAGACGGCTATCAGTTTAATTTTATTAGACAATTAATACCAGATATTACTTTTGAAGGATCTACATCAAGCACTGGAAATCCAAATGCTACATTTACATTGCAGGCAAGAAATGGACCTGGAAGTACATATGACACAAATTCTTCTGGGCAATCGACTAGAACAGCAACAACTCCTGTAGAACAATTTACAGATGTTGTTGATGTGAGGCTTAGAGGAAGATCATTTAGTTTAAAATTAGAATCTACGGATCAAGGGGTGGCTTGGAAACTTGGTACTCCTCGTGTCGATATGAGACCAGATGGAAGAAGATAATGTTAATTAATGCAATACCTCAGTATATTCAAAATATAACAAATGCAAAAGCAGATTTAACGGGAACTGGTGTGGTTACTTTGTATACAGCACCTAGTGGAGCAGAGTTTAATTCATCTGTTATTAACTCAATTTTAGTTTCAGAAGATTCTGGTAATGCAGACACAGTAACCGTAACACTTACAAATGGTAGCGATGTTTTCAGTTTATTTAAAGTTGCAGCAGTAGGTGCAAACGCTACAGTCGAATTATTAACACATAGTCTTGTCTTACAAGGTGGTGAAATATTAAAAGTTCAAGCAGCGACAGGCAATAGATTACATGTTATAGCAAGTATACAAGAATATGCACAAAACAGAAGTACAACAGCGTTATAGGATTGAAAAATAAACGATTAATTGGTAGTATAGACTATGGGTATTTTTAAGAACATCACTAAGACACTAAAGAAAGCTGCCCCGATTATCGGAGCAGGTATTGGTATGTACTTTGGTGGTCCAATGGGGGCTTCAATTGGATCGGGTATTGGTTCTCTTGCAGCTGGTCAAGACACAGAACAAGCTTTATTAAATGCAGCACTTGCAGGTGGTACTGCGTATATGAGTGGGTATGGTAAAGGTTTTGAAAAATTACCTGCGTCCACTGGAAGCATGAGTAATATATCGGGTCCAGAAATGATGATGAATCAAACAACTACAACTCCCGTTTCAGCAATACAACAAGCTGGTGGTAGTGGAGTTTTAAATCAAATAGGTGATTTTGTAAAAGACAACAAAGCATTAACTGCTGGTATAGCAGGTTTAAGTTTAGCAGGTTTAGCAAGTGGCGAAGAAGAACAAAAAACTGGTCAAAAAATGCGTGATTACCCAGTAGGTAAAACTAGACTAGGGTATGGACGAATTGGCGATAAGATGTATAATTTAGATGATGAAGATGAGCGTAGACAATATTTTGAAGATAATAGAAACAGACGAAACAGACGAAACAATGAGGACGATGTAGGCATTCTTGCGGCGGCAGGAGGCGAAGTTGAAGGGCCTGGAACAGGAACATCCGATTCTGTTCCTGCTAGATTATCAGATGGTGAGTTTGTTTTAACTGCAAAAGCAGTTCGTGGTGCAGGCGGTGGGGATAGAAATGTCGGTGCTGCAAGAATGTATGACATGATGTCACAATTAGAAGGAGCCGCATAATGGCAGATCCACAAGAAGTTAAACAAGAACAAATTGTAAGGTTAGCTCCTTTCCAAGAAGAATATTTATCCGATATATTTGCTAGTGCAAAAGCATTAACGGGTGAAGGTTCACAAATGCCTTATGCTGATCAACAAGTAGCTGGTCTTTCTGATGCTCAACAACAAGCTATAACAAGTGCAATG